ATGTACGCATCGCGGCTATTGAGGCTGCAATGGCTGAAGAGGTCTCTGGCGAAGAGATGCCAGCAGAAGCACCAGCAGCAGATCCAGCAGCTCAGCAGCAGGCAGCTCGCGCACGTCTTAACGATGTGCTCAGCGCAAGTTCACGCCGCACTCGCCCAGCTCCAGTGGGCGTGCCAATGTTCACCCGCGACCTCGACGACAAGCGCGCTAATCGGGACCGTGAAACAGCTCTTTGCGGCTGGTTTTTGGGCAACGATGCACGCCCTGAGCACCGCTCAGCAGCTCAGCGCTCAGGCCTCAACCTGGGCAGCAACCGCATCGTGCTGACTCGCGCCAACTCGACCACCTCCAGTGCCGGTGGTTACACCATCCCGCAGGGCTTTCTTGCCGAGCTGGAAAAGAAAATCGTTTATTTCAACCCGCTGCGTGATGTCGCTCGCGTCATCCGCACCGAGAGCGGCAATAGCCTGCCATTCCCGACGATCGACGACTCGGGCAACCCCGGTGCGATCGGCGCGGAAAACACCGCACCGAGCGCTACTGACATGACATTTGGCCAGATCATCCTCGGCGCATACCGCACCGAGTCTCTGGTGCTGCTCAGCAATGAGCTCCTACGTGACTCCGGGTTGGACCTTGCGACCGAAGTAGCTGGTTTGCTCGGTGAGCGTCTCGGTCGCAAGGAAGCCACCGACCACGCAACTGGTAACGGCACGACTGCTCCTCAGGGTGTAGTCACCGGCTCATCGGCTGGCGTTGCTGGCGCGACCACAACCACCATTACGCTGGCCAATATCATGGCATGCCGCAATGCCCTCGATTTTGGATACCAGCAGAATGGCGCATGGATGATGCACCAGTCGATCTGGTCTACCATTCTTCAACTGGCCGACTCACAGAGCCGCCCACTGTTCCTCGACTTGCTTAACGGCAACGCACCGCGGCTCTTGGGCTATCCGGTGATCGTCAACAACGCAATGGCCAGCTCAATCGCTGCCAATGCCAAAACTGTTCTGTTCGGCGATTTCAGCAAGTTTTACATCCGTGATGCGGGCGATATTGAAATCATCCGCATGAACGAGCGCTATGCTGATGCCTATCAGACCGGCTTTATGGCAGTGCGCCGCTCTGACTCCAAAGTGGCTCAGAGCGCAGCCATCGTCCGTATCACTCAGCCAGCATCCTAATGTGGAGTAGACTCATGAGAGTGAAAATACTCATACATTGCGTAGGCACTCTCGTGAGCTACATGCCCGGCGAAGTCCTAGATATTCTCGGCGATGACGCCCAGCGCCTCGTAAGCGCTGGGCTCGCCGAGCCCTATCAGGAGCCAGCAGCACCGGCTCCACCACCTTTAGACATCGCAGACAATAAGCGTCGTAAAAACGTGGAGAAGAGATGAATATCAAGATCCTCGCGCGTGGCACGTCCGAGCCAGTAACACTGGCTGAGGCGAAGCTCCACCTGCGCGTGGACCTGAGCGATGATGATGCGCTCATCACTGCGATGATCAGCGCGGCACGTGAGATGGTCGAGCGTTACACTAGCCGCACCCTGATCTATACCGCATACCGACTCACCATGGACAATTGGCCCTACGACATCGAGCTGCCAAGGTCACCTGCGATCGAGGCTGCGGCTAATCTCGTGACCGGCATCGCATACATCACACCGCGAATCCGATACTACGACGGTGACGGCAATCAACAGACGATGACGTATGCCGCCAATGATTTTGAAATTTTACTCGACAACAACCCGCCGCTGCTCGTGCTGCCACCAAGCGGCATTTGGCCGGTCACCTACCCGCTCCAGCGTGGCGCAATCGAGATCGACTGGATCGCAGGTTATGGCTCAGCAAGCACGGGCATACCGCAGCTCCTGCGCCTCGCAATTATGATGCTCGTCGCGCATTGGTACGAGCACCGCGAGGCAGTCGGATCGTTTGGCAGCGAAGTCCCGCTGGCAGTCGATAGCGTGCTCAGGCTCTACTCCGATGGAGGGTATAGCTGATGCCTGCCGCCACCGTAGTAGGAGACATGCGTCGTCGCGTATCCTTGCAGGCTGCGACCGATGCGCTCGATGACTACGGTCAGGCGATCCGCACATGGGCCACCTACGCGACAGTGTGGGCCAGCGTTGTCTCAACTCCAGGCAGCGAGCCGCAGAGCGCTCTCATGCAGTCATCAGTCACGACCTACACGGTCACGATGAGATACCGCACCGATGTGCTGCCGACTCATCGCATGATCTACGGAGCGATCACGCTCAATATCGTGGGATTAAGCACCGTTGAGGGTGTCAATAAACACCTGCGCATCATGGCTATGCAGGTCGAGTCAGATGCGCCAGCAACCACGACCAGCACGACAACAACGGCAGCACCTACGACGACCACCACCACCACGACTGGAGGTGCGTGATGGCTATACGCAGCGCGCTCAATATCGATGGGCTAGTAGAGCTGGTCGCCAAGCTCAAAAAATTCCCGGTTGCCATCCGTACCGCATTACGTCGAACGGCTCGCAAGGTAGGCGGTCAGGTCGCCAAAGTAGCCAAGGCTAAAGCACCTAATCGAAAAGAGACAATGCGGGTCGGCGATCAGTTGGTGCGCATGTATGGCGCTAGCCAAGCGCTCAAAAAGAGCATCGGCGTGAAAGTCGCCACGACCCGCAAGGGCGCGGTTAACGCCATCATTGGGCCAAAGCGCAACAGCGAAGCCAAAGTATTCATCGCCTACTACAAGCCGACTGCCGCCAAAAAAGCGCAGCGCAACGTCACGATCACAATAAAGCCCGCCAAATATGCGCACTTGGTGGAAAATGGATTTACCGCCAAAATTTGGGCCAGCAATAAGCGAATAAGAGTTAGCCCTAAGCCCTTTCTCCGCCCTGCGCTCGACTCCAATAGTGGGCAGGTTTCCGACATCACAGTCGATTATCTTCAGATGGCCATCGACGATTTGATCGCCAAGGGCAAAATCAGCCCCGACATGGGGAGTGATACATGAGTGCCCTAGGCAAACTCCTGCGCACCTACCTCGTCGGTCGCACCAACTACTCTGCGACCATACCCGGTGGCATATCACCGGAGAATGCGCCAGTGGGCTCGTCTCTGCCCTACGTCGTCTATCAGGGCATTAGCACTCAGCGCCAGATGCTGCTCAGGGGCACACCAGCGGTAATCACAGAGCGTGTTACGCTGACGGCAGTTGCTGAGACTCGATCGAGTGCGCAGGGCGTCCTAGTGTGGATTGCGGCTCAGATCGAGGCTACACCGGGACGCCAGACAGTAGACGGCACGACAGTCCATCACTGGCGCATCGAGGAAGCGCAGGATCAATCCGAGCTTGGGGGAGATGGGACCGACGAGCTAGCACGACTGACTACAATTGACGTAGTCGGCACATACCAGTAAAGGAGTCTCGACATGCCAAATGTACTAGGACCTGGAACGACCGCAGCTTATGCGACGCTGAGCAGCAGCACCGCAGGCACCACGGCAGCTCTTAACGGGCTGATCAGTATCGCGGCTAATGCACGATCTACGACGTTCGCTGACGTTACCGCGCTCAGCGACACGAAAATGCAGCGGGTGCCAGTACGCAACGACCCAGGCACAGTGCAATTTACGCTGTTCCTCGACGATACCGCGACTGCCACTAACCTGCTGAGCCTGCTCGATGCTCGTCGCATCGCCAAGGTTCACACTCGCGTGACCGTCGATCTCGGTGGCGCAAATATCGATACAATCGCAGTGTACGATGGTTACATCAGCGAGATCGGGTATCCTGATATTGGCGCTACAGACGAGGCGCTGAGGTATACAGTAACTCTCCAATTGAGCGACAAGAGTAACGTATCATGACACTTGACAGAGCAGCAATTATTGGAATGGCAAAGCCCCGCATCGTCACGATCTTCGTGCCGGAGTGGGGCGGAGATGTATGCCTGCGCGAGATCACGGCAGGCCAGCGCGACCAGTGGGACGCATGGCAGATTGAGAATGAGGGCGCGGCACGATACGCAAACATCCGCGCCCGTCTGCTGGTGCTCACTATCTGCGACGAGCAGGGTGCGCGCCTATTTGCCGACAAAGATATCGACATCGTCAGCAGCATGCCTGCTCAGACGATCGATAGACTCTGGGACGCATCCTGCAAATTGGTAGGATTACGCCCTGAGGATGTGGAAAAAAACTAGCCAAGCGCCCGCTCCGGCGGGTGCTATTTCGGCTCGCTGGTCATCTGGGCATGACGGTCGGCGAGATCGAGGAGCGGATGAGTAGCACAGAGCTGGCTGAGTGGGTCGCACTCATAAGGCTCGATCCTTGGGGCTACTACCGCAGCGACCTACAGCATGCGCTAGCGGCATGGGCACCGATGGCAGCGTGGAGCAAGGGCGCTAAAATCACAGACTTTCTGCCTCGAGATCTCTGCGCGGAGATGGAGGCAGAGCGAACGACACTCACGGCACTGGTCGAGACCGGGGCCAAGGTCATGACTAGGGAGCAGGCATATGGCTAGTATCGCTAAGCTCTCGGTACAGATGGCATGGCAGGGCGCTGAGCTGACTAAGGGCGCTGCCGATGCCAGCAAAGACCTCAAGAATGTAGGCGACAAAGCAAAGAAAACTAAAGAAGAGCTTGAGGCGCTCAAGAAAGAAAAAGACAAACTAGGCGAGAAAAAGTTAAATTTAGCAGAGTCACTAGGCCTGAAATCTTTGAACGATGTCAAAGGCCTGCTGGACATGGCACGCGGCGTGTTCCAATTCTTCGTTGGCCTGCCTATCCAAGGCGCTGTATCCATTCTGAAAATGGGTAGCGCTCTCGAGACGATGACGATACGAGCTCAGTACGCAGCCAAATCAATCGAGGCAGGCAATAAAGTAATCAAGGATCTACGCGACCTTAGCAGCAGCAGTGGCGTGCCATTGCAGGATCTGGCCAAGGCATTTGAACAATTCACGGCCGCTGGCATTAGCACGGCAGGCGCATCGACAATCCTAGCCAATGCGGGCAACGCCATCGAGCTGCTCGGTGGTGGAGCATCTGGTGCACAGGCAGTTGCTGCTGCAATCACCGAGATCCGTGGCGCAGCCATCGCCACTGATGGCCCGCTCAAAACATTGCAGCGAGGCGGGCTGAGAGTATTTGAAGCACTTGCCCAAGAGCTCGAGGCAGTCACGGGCAATGCCTACTCGGTCGAGGAGGCAATGGCTGCCGTGCAACAAGGCTCGGTGAGCAGCGCCACGGCAGTACGAGCGGTATTCAGGGCAAGCAATTCGACAGAGGCTAAGGCTGCCGCTGATGCGTTTGGTGCATCGTTTGACGGCCAGTTGCAACGTCTATCGACAGGTTTCAACGATCTCCTAACAGAAATAGGCAAGCAGATGCTTGCTATACTTCAACCGGAAAAAGCATTCTCTGCGCTCAAAGGCGCGTTTCAGGGCGTCAAAGAAGTTGTACAAGAGATCGCCGCGGCGTTCTTGCCTGTGGTTGACCCCAAAGATAAAGCAGCAGGGCTAGCCTCTATATTTGAGTCGAGCAAGCAGATTGCCAAGGATGTTGTCAATAAATTGGTCGAGGGTATTACTCAGCTAAAGGGCATGTTTGACGAGGTAGTTGCTGGCATACGCAAATTGATGCAGGACTACCAAGGCATGACCGCAGGCAAGGTCGCAACCACCGCCGCTACAACAGTCGTCACCGCGCCATTTGAGATTGGCAAAGCCATGACTATGGCAGTTGGAGATTTTGTCAAAGGGCCGCGTGTCGATCCGAATAGACCAGGGCAGATGACGATTGGCGATGAGGTGCGGGCCCAAATAAAACTTGAGAAAGAGATAGCGTCAAAATCAAATCTTGCTTTGATTTCTGCGATGTCATCATTTTTGCAACTCAATAATGAGCTGCCCAAAGTAGGAGTTAGTGCCGAGGAGGCTGCGGTCAACGCAAAGAATCTGGCATATCAGCAAAAACTCAACGCTCAATTTGCTCTAGAGCAAGCTGAGAATGAGAAAAAAGCTAATCTCGATTTAGAGCTTGCCACCAAAGACAATGCCAAATTGACCGCAACTATACTAAATAACAATATGACCATCACCGAGAAATTCGCCGAGATGACCGGCAATCTCGAATCGATGATGGCTCAGGCAGCCAAGGGCAGCAAAGAATCTGCTGACAAATTGCGAGCAGCACAAACTAGAGTCGTGGGCAAGCAATTGCAGGACATGATCAAACAATTTGCCACGCCCCAGGCAGGCACTGCGCAGGCGTTTGTGGCTGGCTCTGCCGGTGCTGCTGAGGCTCAGATCAGGGCGAGAGTTGAGTCGATTAATGCAAATGTAGACCCACAGAAACAACTGGTCGCTGCTGCTGCTGAGGCCGCGCGGCAGGATGCGCTGCAAGCCGTGCAAATGGCGCGTCTCGTCAAAGCAGCGGAGAATGCCAACATCATCAAGCCCGGCACTCTGGTCATCCCCAAATAAGGAGGCGACATGGCATATACACTGTTTACCGAGGTCGCCGAGGGGCGCACCGCAAGCGTCGATCAGAAATTTAACCGCACGTATACCCGTGTATTTCTGGTGCGCACTGACGCTGCGACATACGGGCCAGCGTACGCTGCATCACATCCATCGCTGCCGGTCATATTCTCGGCGCACAATGAGGATGCCAACGCGTACTGCCTCAGCATCAGCCCGTCTCAGGATCAGGGCGACCCTACGCTCTGGCGCATATCGGTCAATTACGGCTACAATATCGATGCGCCATCGGCAGCATCAGCGCCATCGGGCGACCCTGCCGTCGAGACTCAGCAGACTGGGCAAGCGCCCGCGGATCGTGTCGAGAACCCGCTATCTAGGCCGAGAGACTACAGCGTCTCGACGATCTCATACCCGCTCGCAGTTACGTATGATCGCAACAATAACCTCATCAAAAATAGTGCCGACGATCCATATTTGCCACCTGCTGAGATTGTCAAGGGGGGCGCATCGATCACGGTGGGCCTCAACTCTACAAGCTCACCATCTGCGGCATGGATCGGCGCAATCGGCTATATCAACTCCAGCTCGTACACTGTTGGGCCATATGTGATCGGCACGGCACTCGCCAAGCTCAATAGTGTTAGTGCAAACTTGGTCTATGAAAACAACGTCAGCTATTGGCGCTGGTCGCTAGTCTTTGAATATCGCCCTGCTGGTTGGGCGTACGTTGTCGCCGATATGGGCATGTTTAAAAAATCAGGAGGCACTCGTACTCCTATCGATATTAACGGTGTGCCCGTATCTGTGCCCGTCAATCTTGACGGATCTGGTGGCGTGCTAGCTGGTGGCGGAACGCCAGTGTTTAACACATTTCATATCTATCCGCGCGTTGCATTTCCAACACTCTAGGAGGCCCGTAGACGATGGCTGGCTATCTCCTAGACGACCAATCAATCGCGCGCCTCGCCACGCTCCTGCGTGAGTATGAGGCAGGCAATCTTGGCAACCGTGACCGCAACGTCATGCCACGATCTGGGCCGAGTTACCCGATCGTGCATGTGGTGCGTGTGACATCGACAACGCCAACATCAGGCTACTATCCGGGTAAATTGCTGACCTACGTTGCCGATACCGACACGTGGACCGACGATGTCGATATCAAAATCAAGGACATCAACGGTGGCGTGCCGTCAGTGCAAAGATACCTAGGCCGGTATGCAGGGATTAACAGCTACGGCAATCCGGTGTACATGGTTATCCTGTCGGGTGGCGGTGGTGGCGCAATCCTGTCGATTGACGTAGTTACATCCCTGCAATGTGTCGATGGCGAGATGCTGCCTAACTGGACGACACTCTGTATTCCCGGTGCAAATATCTGCACGACTACAACAACCACTACGACGACCAGTACCGCAGCACCAACGACAACTAGCACGACCTCGACGGGTGGTGGGTAATGAGCACAATGCCGCCAACGACCTCGAGCACGTCGAGTAGTAGCTCGTCATCGACAACCTCGAGCACGAC